GAGGCGAACCGGGCCTTCTGGCGGCAGACGGTGGTGCCTCTGGTTCGCCGCGCGACCGCGGCGCTGAGCGGATGGCTCGGATGGCGCTGGGGCGGTGCAGTACGGATCGCGCCGGATCTCGACGCGATCCCGGCCCTCGATGCCGAGCGCGACGCCCGCTGGGCACGCGTCGCCGCGGCGCGGTTCCTCGATGACGACGAGAAGCGTCAGCTTCTCGGTTTCCCGCCCCGCAGGGCGTGACCGACGCGCGATCGCGTGATCCCATTCGATACGGAGTTCAGCCATGCCGCTGATTGCCGAAGCCGGGCCCCGGCTGGAGACGAAATTTCTGCCCATCGATGCCAGCGCTGCCAGCGCAGACGGGCATTTGGAGGGATATGCGAGCCTGTTCGGACGCACGGATGCCAGCGGTGACGAAGTGGCCAAGGGCGCTTTTGCGGCCTCGCTCGCGCGCGGGGCCCGGCGGGTCAAGCTGTTATGGCAACACGATCCGGCACAGCCGATCGGCGTGTGGGACGATTTGCAGGAAGACGGCCTCGGCCTCAAGGCACGCGGGCGTCTGATCACCCAAGTCCGGGCAGGCGCAGAGGCATTGGCCTTGTTGCAGGCCGGGGCCATCGACGGGCTGTCGATCGGCTATCGTGCCGTTCGCTCGAGCCGCCTCCAGGATGGCGGGCGAAAGCTGCTGGAAGTCGAGCTGTGGGAAATTTCTCTTGTGACCTTCCCGATGCTCGACGGAGCCCGCGTCACATCGGCAGAGGAGCCTGCAGCCGGGGAGGCCTATCGTGACCTCGCGGCCACGCTCGACGAGGCGCGGCGGCTCTTTGTCTGACCTGCCGCCTTCATTTGACGACCAACCGACCCCAGTTTCCTCACAGATCAATTTGGATAAAGACATGAGTGATGACCGTATTGCCCCGGATGCCCGGATCATTGATGAAACCCGCTCGGCCGTTCAGGATCTGATCAAGGGGTTTCAAGAGTATCAGGGCCGCATCGAGACCAAGCTGCGCGTCCAGGAAGACCGACTGGCGCTGCTGGACCGCCGTGATGCGGGGCGGCCCGCCCTGTCTCATGCGGCTGAATCCGACACGCCGCATCGCAAGGCGGTAGCGGCCTACATTCGCTCCGGTGACGAGACCGGGCTTCGCGCACTCGACACGAAGATGCTGAGCACTGGTTCCGCCGGCGAAGGCGGCATGCTGCTTGACTCCGAGACGGTCGATCATGTCGAGCAGGTTCGCGCCGGTGTCTCGTCGCTGCGCTCGGTGGCCAAGGTGGTCCGGGTCGATGCCGGTAGCTACGAACTCCTCGTCAACCGCGGCAGCATCGATACCGAATGGACGGGCGAGATGAGTGCCGCCAAGGAGAGCCTGTCGGAAGCCTTCGAGCGCGTCTCCATCCCGCTCCACGAACTGTCGGCCATGCCGCGCGCGTCGCAGCGCCTGCTTGAGGATTCCGCATTCGACGTCGAGGCTTGGCTGGCCGAGGCGATTGCCGAGCGGTTTGCCCATGCCGAGAATATCGCCTTCATGAACGGGACGGGGGTCGACCAGCCGAAAGGGCTGCTGTCGTATCCGACCGCGCCCTTCGAGGCAGCGTCGTGGGGGCAGATCGGGGCCCTGGCAAGCGGCATCGATGGTGGCTTCGATATTCAGGATCCGTCGAACACCATCGTCGACCTCGTTTATACGCTGGATGCGAGGTATCGCGCTGGTGCGAGCTTCATCATGAATTCCGGCACGGCGGCATTCCTGCGCAAGTTCAAGGATGTCGATGGCCGTTTCCTCTGGGCAGAGACCCTGTGCGCAGGCCAGCCGACGACGCTGATGGGCTACCCGGTCGTCATCAACGAGGAGATGCCCGCCATTGGCAGTGGCTCCACCCCGATCGCCTTCGGCAACTTCCGAGCGGGTTACACCATTGTCGAGAAACCCGGTCTGCGCATTCTGCGCGACCCCTATTCGGTCAAGCCGCATGTGCAGTTCTATGCCACCACCCGAGTGGGCGGCGATGTGACGGATTTCTCGGCGATCCGCCTGCTCAAGCTGAGCGTCGCCTGATAGCGCTGTCAGAGTTCTGACAGAAAGCAAGCCGCCATTCAGGCGGCTTGCCTCGCCAGAGGCGCCCGGCGTCACCCTTCCAACAGCCCTGTCTACCAGGAGCGACAGCCCATGCTGATCGATCTCTCTCCGCCTGCCGTGCGGCCAGAGCAGGTTGGCGAACTGGCCAGCCAGCTTCGCCTGCCCGCGGCCTATGCCGATGAACCGGAGGGCGCCGCGCGCCTTGAGCGTTTTGTCGAGGCCGCGATGGCGCTGGCCGAAAAGCGGACCCGGCGCGTGCTTCTCGCCCGTTCCTTCGAATACCGGCTCGCCGCATGGCCCTCTGGGGATCGCGTGGCGCTTCCTGTCGCACCGGTCAGTGCCATCGAAGCGGTCGGGGTCCGTTCGGTCTCGGGCGAGGAAGTGACGCTCACAGGCGACCTGCTGCGCGTCGATGCTCTCCGCGCCATGCCCGAAATTGTCATCCCCGCGCCGAGCATGCTGCCGCTGCTGAGCGATGGCGATACGGCCTTCGTGCGTTTCGTGGCGGGCTATGGCGCGAATTGGACGGATGTTCCTGCCGATCTGCGCCTTGCCGTGATGATGATCGGCGCGGCGCTGCACGATCATGGCATGGCCGATCCGGAAGCCGTGCAGATGCCCTTCGGCGCGCTGGCCTTGCTGGAGGGCTATCGGAGGGTCCGGCTGTGAGGCCCGCTCTTCCCCGATTTGATCAGCCGCTCGTCCTTGAAGCCCCCGAGCGGGTGGAGGATGGCGGCGGCGGGCACAGCACCATCTGGCGCCGGGTCGCTCTCCACTGGGCGGAAATCCGCCCTGTAACAGCCCGAGAGAGTGTCGAGGGTGCAGCTTTGGCAAGCGGGGTGTCGCATCGCATCAGGGTTCGGGCCGTGCCGCGGAATTCGTTCCTCTGGCCCGGACCGGCTCAGCGCCTGCGGCTCGATGACCGGCTCTTCGACATCCTTGGCGTCGCCGAGGAGGGCGATGCGATGCTGCGCATCTGGGCGCGTGAGGGTGGCACGCCATGACGGCCGCTTTTTCCTGGGCGCTCCAGCAAGGGCTGCATGCGGCCCTCTCCGCCGACCCCGACATCGCAGCGACGGTCGAGGGGCGGATCTTGGATGGCTTCATCGATGCCGGTGCGACGCCGCCGAAAGGCCCGTCGATCCTGATCGGGGAAGAGCATGTCCGGCCCTGGGGGTCGGCAACGGAAATCGGCGCCGATCATCGTATCGCCGTGACGCTCATGGCACCCGAGGGCGGCTTCTCTGCGCTAAAGCAGCTGGCGTCACGGGTTTGCGATGCGGTGCTCGCCGCACCCCCCCTGCCACGAGGCCGGATCGTGCTGGCCAGCTTCCTTGCCGCGAGGGCCAAAAGGCATCGCAACCGCGGCATCCGTCAAATCGACCTGCAGTTCCGTGTCGTCATCGAGGACGACGCCCCCAGCCTGTGAGGAGTATGCCATGACTGCACAGCGTGGCCGCGACCTGCTGCTCAAGATCGAGAGCAGTAGCGGCAGCTTCGAGACCATCGCCGGCTTGCGCGCGACCCGCATCGCGCTGAGCGCGGGCGCCGCCGAAGCGACATCGGTGGAGTCGCCGGGCCGCTGGCGGGAACTGCTCGCCTCGGCGGGCACGCAGGCCGTCTCGGTCTCGGGGGCCGGCGTGTTTCGGGACGCCGCAGCCGATGCGACGCTGCGGCAGGCCTTCTTCGATGGCGCGACACCGCATTTCGAGGTCGTCATCCCCGATTTCGGCACGCTGCGCGGGCCGTTCCTGATCGGCGGTCTGGACTATGCCGGCAAGCATGACGGTGAGGCGACCTATGAGATCAGCCTCGAATCCGCCGGTGCCATTGCGTTCGAGGCGCTGTGATCATGGCCAATCCGTATCGTGGTGAAGTGGATCTTCGTGCCGATGGCACCGTCCACACCCTGCGCCTCAGCCTCGGCGCACTTGCCTCGCTGGAGGCTTCGCTGGGGGGTGAAGGCCTGGTCGATCTGGCCGACCGGATCGAGCGCGGCGGGATCAAGATGCGCGACGTCATTGCCATCCTGGCGGCGGGGTTCCGCGGCACGGGACGGGAGGTCCGCGAGGATGAGGTCGCAGCCATGGCCGTCGAGGGGGGCGCGGCGGAGGCGACGCGCGTGGCGATTGCCTTGATTGCCGCAGCCTTCGGCATGCCCGCACGCTGATGCGCAGCCTGCCCTGGGAGGCGCTGATGCAGGCCGGTCTGGGGCGCCTGCGCCTGACGCCCGACGATTTCTGGGCATTGACGCCGCGTGAGCTTCAGGCGGCGCTGGGGGTGCCGTCGGGCGGGCAGGGTGCGGTCCCGCTCGACAGGTCCGGGCTGGCGGCGCTGATGACCCGCTTTCCCGATGACAAGGAGTATCCGGCATGATCGATGATGACAGCCGAGACACTGCCGTGGAACTCGACCGCGTCGCGCATGAGCTGCGCGC